ACTAGAAAGAGATCTGTCTCATACCACCAATGCAACGGTGGATAATGTAGCTGCTATTGCAGGTGCATTTGAGAAAGGACCAGTAGAAGAGGTCCAAACTATTTCTAGCGAACGAGAACTAATAGCAACATTCGGTAAACCAAATGACTACAACTATGAGTATTGGTTTGCTGTAGCACAATTCCTACTATACGGTGGATCCGTTAAGGTAGTTCGTTCAGACAATGCTTCTCTAAAGAATGCCATTGACTCTACACAGATTACACAGACAACATTCAGTGCTACAGATACAACTTTAACAGTTACTTCTGCAACTGGATTTGATGTTAATGACTACATCAAAGTGGATGCTGAAATACTTAAAGTCACTGCTATATCTGGTCTAGACATTACTGTTACTCGTGGAGCATGGAGCACATCTGCTGTATCACACGCTGCATCTTCTCAGATCACATTGATCGAACCTGCAGGTACTGCTTCTACAGTTAACGAAGGTTCTACATTTACTGATGCTGATACAACTTTAACAGTTACTTCTGCTGCTACCTTGGGTGTACAGAATAACAGTTACATCTTGATAGACTCTGAGATACTTCAGGTCACTGCTATTGCCACAAACAACTTAACTGTTACTCGTGGTGCTCTTGGAACAACTGCTGCTGCTCATACAGACGGAAGTGCGGTAACACTTCAGACAGTTACGTCAAACAAGACAACAATTAACGAAGAAACTTCCACAGGTGTTACGCCACCTATCATTAAGAACATTGATACTTACGAAGCTGTTACGGAAGAGGCAGCAAATAACTGGAAATGGGCAGCAAGAACTCCAGGTTTATACGGTAACTCAATTCGTGTTGTTGCTACAGACGCTGGTCCTGACCAAGTTCTTTGGTTAGCATCACCTAGTGCAGGTAATGAGTGGAAATTTACAGCAGGATCTGGTGTTAGTGTAAGTGCTACTAATACATATTCTCAAGTTTATAGTTACTCTTTGATTGTAACCTTCGAACCAGGTTCTACCCTCGTTGGTGCATTCGAAGCAGATAACTACTATACTGCTGTATCAGGTAACGTTACAGGACGCATCATTGCTTATGATGCTGCTGCTCGTACTATTGAGGTATCAGTTGATGATACTGGTTCTGACTACCTAGAGATTGGTGATACATTCACAGAACTAGCAAACAACTCTAACGCTCCTGGATCTGCTACAGGTGATACTGCAGTTGTAGAGTCAATCAAACGTCGTTTGACTGTTGCACACAACGAAGGTTCTGCAAATTTCGCAGCAAACCAAGTTATCAAAGATTCATCTACAGTTACAGATGGAGAGAACGCAGGTGATAACGTAACAGTTACAGGTATTGAGTCAGAGTACACTTCTCGTTACTATGGTCCTAACCAGAAATGGGCAGCAATCGCTCCTAGACCTGCTACTTCACAGTACGCATTAGACCGTGGTGGTTTCAGAGACCTAATGCATATCCTAGTCATCGATGGTGACGGTGGTATCACTGGTGTTCCTGGATCTATTCTTGAGAAATTCCTAGATGTATCTAAGGGAGCTGACGTTAAGTCACCTCAAGGTAATAACATTTACTATAAGGATGTTATCAAGGTTAACTCCACATATATTTGGTGGGGTTCACATGAAGTAAACACTGTCTTTGATATTGACGCTAATGCTACAGGTGATATTGGTAGTGCAGTAACTAACCGTAAGTACGACTTACTTAAGAACACTTACGCTCTTAAGAGTGCTGACGATCCAACTTCTAGTAATGCACAGGCAGTTCCTCTACTATACACTAAGAATTCTTCCACAGTGAAGTACAGTCTTCGTGGTGGTGTAGATGGATACACACTAGAGAAGGATAAGTTATTTGATTCTTACGACTTATACTCTGACTCAGAGACAGAGGAGATTGATTACATTCTCCAAGGTCCAGCAATGAGCAACCTAACAGATAGTACAGCAAAGGCACAGAAGATGCTTGATCTTGCTGCTACTCGTAAGGATTGTATGGCATTCATATCACCTCCAAGAGATAGGGTGATCGGAGTTCCTGCAGTTAATACTATTGTAGATAGAGTAATTGAGTTCTTCGATGCATTATCTTCCACATCATACGGTGTGTTTGATAATAACTACAAGTACATTTACGACAAGTACAACGATAAATATAGATGGTTGCCATGTAACTCTGACGTTGCAGGTCTAACATTGAGCACTGCTCTTAATCAAGAGCCTTGGTTCTCACCTGCTGGATTTAACAGAGGACAGTTGAGGAACGCTATTAAACTAGCATACTCACCACTTAAGGATCATAGAGATCGCTTATACTCTTCTCGAATCAACCCAATTTGTTCCTTCCCTGGACAGGGTATTATCCTTTACGGAGATAAGACTGCACAAGGAATAGCAAGTGCATTCGATAGAATCAACGTTCGTCGTTTGTTCCTTGTAATTGAGAGAGCAATCTCAGTTGCTGCTAAGTCACAACTATTCGAAATGAATGATGAGTTCACCAGACAGGGATTTAAAAATATTATTAATCCTTATCTTCGTGGTGTACAAGCAAGAAGAGGTGTTGTTGACTTCTTAGTTGTTTGTGATAGCACCAATAACCCATCTGATGCTATTGATCGTGGAGAATTCTTCGCTGAAATCTTTGTAAAACCAACAAGGTCGATCAACTTCATCACACTCCAGTTTACTGCTACTAGAACTGGTGCTAGTTTCTCAGAAGTAGTATCCTAATTATCCCGTTTATCACATCAAGGAGTATCTAAAAAATGGCAGACTATAGTAACACAACGACCAATAGCAAAATAACTACATCAACAATTGATGATTTTAGGGGTAAGTTTTCTGAACTAGCACGCCCCAATCTGTTTCAGGTTAAATTATACAAACCTAAAGAAGCAACTGCACCATTAGTTCCCCTCACAAACACAGGTGGATCAGGTGGTGACCCTAGTAATAAAGGAAGTACTTTACAAGAACAATCTACGTTCTTGATTAAAGCATCAAGCTTCCCTGCATCAACAATCGGTGTTGTTGAGGTACCTTTTAGAGGTCGTCAACTTAAGATTGCAGGTGACAGAACTTACGAACCATGGTCAGTAACAGTTCTCAATGATGAGAATTTCACAATCAGAAAACAGTTAGAAGTTTGGGCACAGGCTATACAAGAGTATAAGTTTAATGGTTCTTCTTCTCAGAAAACTGATGACTACATGGGTAATGCCACTGTGGAGCAACTCTCTAGAGGTGGTGATGTCATTAAGAAAGCACAGATGTCAGGTATCTGGCCATCTAACATATCTGCATTAGATCTCGATTGGGGAACTAATGATACTCCAGAAGAGTATACAGTAGAGTTCCAAGTACAATACTGGGAACCTGTAATTACTGTAGATGGTGCACAGTAATAGTAGTATAGTTTACTAACCTAAATAAATATGTTATGATACTAGTAAACGGGAATATTTGATGTCTCAATTATTTGGTTATTCGCTTGACAGAAAGAAGGCTAAGGTTCCTAAGCAGGGAACCCAGCCTTCTTTTGTGCGTAAAGAATCAGAAGATGCTGCGAGTCCAATAGTTGCAGGTGGTTATTTTGGTCAGTATGTTGAGATGGGTGACGCTGCTAATAAAGCAAGCGAAGCTGATCTCATTGGACGCTACAGAGAAATGTCCCTTCACCCAGAAGCGGACAGTGCTATTAACGATGTAGTTAATGAAGCAATCGCAGGAGATCTAAACGATCACCCTGTTGATATAAATTTACAAAATTTAAAAATCTCACAGAACCTAAAGAACGTTATTCGAGATGAGTTCGAAAACGTTTTGGTTTTATTAGATTTTGATAGAAAAGCATATGATATATTCCGTAGATGGTATATCGATGGAAGACTATTCTATCATAAGATGATTGATGTACAAGATCCATCTGCAGGTATTACGGAACTTAGGTACATTGATCCTAGAAAGATTAAAAAGGTTATAGAATTTGATAAACCTAAGGATAGACAGAGAGTAGTAGATCCTGAGGTCACAAGTATCGTTCCTAAGTCAGTAGAGTATTACATATACTCACCCAAAGGACTAAAAGGATACGAGAATAATGGTGTTAAGATTGCACCTGATGCTATTACATATGTCCACTCTGGACAGATGGATATGCAACGGAACTATGTGCTATCACATCTTCATAAAGCAATTAAAGCACTCAATCAGTTGCGTATGATTGAGGATAGTTTAGTTATATACAGACTATCAAGAGCACCAGAACGTAGAATATTCTACATTGATGTAGGAAATCTTCCTAAGCAGAAGGCAGAACAGTACCTCCGTGAGGTCATGTCTCGCTATAGGAATAAGTTAGTATATAACGCTGACACTGGTGAGATTCGTGATGACAAGAAGTTCATGTCCATGTTGGAAGACTTCTGGTTACCTAGACGTGAAGGTGGCCGTGGTACAGAGATTACTACTCTACCTGGTGGTCAAAATTTAGGTGAATTAGAGGATGTAAAGTACTTCCAGAAGAAACTTTATCGTTCTCTTAATGTCCCTGAGTCACGCATGGAGTCTGAGAGTTCATTTAACATCGGACGTAG